ACCAGCCGCATAAACAAGTTTTGTTCCTTTATCGGTAGCGGCCCAAGCAACAGTACTTCCTGATCCAGTGACATATTTAAACGTAAGTGTATAAGCACCTGCTGTGCCATTGACTAAAATATACATTTGTTGAACATCCAAAGGAATAGTCACCGTAGTATTTGCACTAATTGTTCCAGTAAATTTAATAATTCTATGTGCAAGAGTTGCACCTGCTGATCCGTCAGAAACAGATAATGTAGTTGGTGTTGATGTTACTGATTGTTCAACATAACCACCAGCTATTTGTTCTATAATCTGTAAATTAGTATTAGTCTTCGTACCCCAATTACCGGCGTTCTCGCCGGTTGTCATTAGTTCTGTACCCAGACCTGTATAACTTGATGCCATTTATTCTCCTATGCGCTTCCTACAAATACCTCTACGTCACATGAATCAGTATCTGCAGTTGCTGTAATATCTACTAAATCATTAAATGATACTGTTAATGCAGAACCTCCTGCATGCATTGTATCTACAACTCCACCACTATTATCACCTGGATAAATAAACGAGTGACCAGCGTCTACTTTAATTGCAAACTCTGTACTGTCTTCATCTCTAAATGTTAATGTAAGGTGATTTGTTGAATCTAAATTTGTAATTCTAATATATCTAACATCGTCTTCATCAAACTGACCTGCTAGATAACTTTTTGATAAGTCTGTTGAAGAAGCTGTAGCAAAACCTAATAATCCTGTTTCAGTAGTTGAAATAGTTACTATTCTTTTAACAATTTCATTAACACTTGAAATATCTAACGATCTTTCGCTGTTGTAACTATTGTTGTTAAGTGTGATTTCTTCTATTACTTTAGTTGTTAGTGTTGCCATATTTTATTCCTTACGGTGTCTGTACGTTGAGAGGTATACGAGGTTCCCCATCCGTATAATCATCTCTTCTACGTCTACCTACTTGTTCTTGACCAAACTTCTGTACTTCAGCTTGATACTTTTGTTCATATAATTGTAACATATCCATCGGCCCTTTTAAATAGCTAAATGCTTCTACCAAGCATGCATATAAAAGTCCATTTCCAAAATTCGTGCTGAGATAAGTTGTAGTATTTGCCGAGCTTAATCCTAAAGGTCTAGCATTATAGTGCATTTTATACATAAATGCTGAACTTGGAGTTGGTACTATTGTAACTTTTCCTGATGAAGCTGCTCCTGCTCCCGTAGCTCCTCCTGACATTGCATAGTATTTTGGAGTTCCAGTAGTTGTTTCTGCTGCATCATATTCTCTTAAATAGCTAATATCCTTCTTTTCTAGCCAACTATTAGCTCCAGTTGCAGCTGTAGTTGAAGTATAAACCTGTATACCTCTAACAAATAAAGTTCCAGCTGGTACATTAATATTGTCTTTTGAAGCAACTAAATTAGAAATAACTTCTTTTCTATCTGCATCAATTGGAACATCTCTAAAAATTCTTAGTTCTGAATTATCTATAAATTGATCTGTTATAGTACTAGATAATACAGAAGTTCCAACTTCAGTATAATTACCAATTGCTGTTGTAAGTGTTGAATATGTAAATCCTGCCATTATGCACTAAGGGTTGCTGGTCCTACTGAGACTGGAAACCCTCCTCCTATAACTTCTCCTGCTGTTGCAGTGTTTGTATCAACTGTAAAATAAAACCAATCGCTTGTTTTATCTGTGTCTCTACTACCACTAACATACTTTCCTGTAGTAATAGCATACCCTGCTGATTTTGCAATATTAGACCCAGATATACCATCAAAGCTTAATGGATCATTGTAATTTCCAGAAGTTGATGGAGCACCTCTAAATCTATACGTATCTCCATTTGTCAAACCATGATTGGTGAATAAACATTTATTATACTTGATCCTGATGCATATGTTGTAAATGGATTATGTGGTAATAATTGTGCTGTATCATTTTCAGTTCTATCAGGTCTTGCATCTCTTAAAGCTTCTGCATCTCCACCATGTGGTTTTGGTTCCAATTGTGGATGCTTTGCTTCAAATTCAGATATATGTACAAATGCACCATTCCATTCTTTAACCATTTCATTATATGGAAAAGCCATCCCTGATCTATCTGATATTGCCTGTGCGTGTTTTCCTCTTGAGTTTGCCATTATATATTAGGGTAATAATTTTTCGGAGTTATATAAGTGCTTGCTGCAGATCCGTCTTCTGACAGGGCACGTGCCAATTCATCTTCATAATAATAATTTTAATTCTTGAACTCTTGGTTGAGCATATTTCTGAGCTAAATAAAAAGCTAATCCAGAAACTAAACAAGGCATAAATCTATAAGGAGCATTTGATGCATCTGTATATGTTGCATCAAAATCTTCTAATCTTTTTACATAGTAAATATGCATATCTTTAGAAGCTGCTGTTGAATCTGGTGTTGGATAAACTGTAATTGTAGTTTTATCTATAAACCTTTGTACAAAATATTGAGAAGGTGTTCCTTTAGATAATTTACTTGCAAGGGCAGAATATGCAGATCTTGCTATTTTAGTCATCGAAGAATCAGATTGTGTTGTTTGAGTTCTATTTTGTCTGTATGTTGCTTCTAATACATCAGCTACACCATAAACACTTGATGAAGCATTTGTTGTAGAACTTGTACCATCACTACTTGCTCTATAGAAAGTATATTCAGCTTGTCCTTCAATTAAATCAATATTAGTTTCAGCTACTTGCCAATAATGTAAACCTCTATTGCCCCATTCCTGAAACAAAATATTCAAAGATCGTCTAGCTGTTTTTAATTGATAACCACTTACTGCTGAAATACCAATTCGCTCATAAGCTTCTTGTATAATTTCATCAACAGCAAATGTCTTGTCGAACGTTACTGTTCCAGAAGTAGTATTAGCCATCTGCTACTCCTTAATACGATTTACTTAATTCAAGAATAATCGTGTAAGCATCATTACTCGTATGATGCAAAGTTGTTAAATCAATATCACCAGTAATTCCACCACCAGCATTATTTTTAATTCCGCCGAAAGACCTAAAATCTAAATGTCCCATAGTAGGTTCCAAAGTTACACCGCCGCCTAAAATTAATGCTTTAACATTACTTGAAGCATCCCATTCTAGATCGATTCTCATTCCAGAAATCATATACCATATTTGTGTAATTTGAACTCTTGTACAATCAGAATTATTTCTTGTTGATTTTGTTAAAGCTGAAACATCAACTTTTTTTACTGATGATTCACCTGATCCGTCTGATATATTTGTAAACTTCATTACAGCGGTTTTATCACCATCTGATAAAGTTTGACTTGTTACTGCGTCTGCCATTTTTCCTCCTGTTAGAGAGAGGGAGCCGAAGCTCCCGCTCTAATTTAAGTTGTTTATTTATTATTCAAAAACGTGTCTACTTATTGCTGTGTAGTGTACGTTTATTGCTTCAGCTGCTGCCGCACCTGCTTCAATACCAATGTATGGAATTAAATCCACATCATTAGTTAAAGCCGCTGTTTTAGTAGCTGTTGTTCCTGGTTGAACTGCTGTTACTGCAGTACCACCTGTAGAACCTGCTGTACCAGTAATGTTATATTGTATACCATTAACGAAGCATGTAGCTTTTCTATCACTGTCAATTTTAATTTTTAAGTGATAAATTGTATCAGCTGCCACTGCAATTGGAAGTTTACTGATGTAATCAGTACCACCAATACTATGCACTAAGTGCCAGTTAGCAAAAGTAGTGAATGCTTCTGAGTTAGTAGCATCAGTTTGATATTTAAAAAAGATTTGGTTAGCATCAGTTGCAACTAATTGATCATTAGTTAACTTTAAACCAGCCCAAACTTTTTGGTTATCAAGTGCAGGTAAAGAAATTGAACATTCCCATTCAACCTGATTCTCAGTACCCCATAGAACTTTAGACCAAGCTGATTGGTTAGTATCTAAGTGTGGTAAAAGAATTGACTGATCCTGATCTGCACCAGCAGTTGTCATTAAGATTCCTGCTTGAGTTCCTGGAAAAGTCGTTAAAGCAGTCGTCATGTTAGTACCTAATGTTTCAAAGTTTTTGTTCGCTGCTTGTGTTACTGCTAACGCTGATGCATCATCCGCGTCAGGGTCGATGAT